TGGCTCAGAAAGTTATGAACGTTCTTAAACATTTCAGGCTTGGGATTGTTTGGTTGTTGTAAGTACATACTATCCCTCACATGCAATACATTCCACTTCATCAAGTTTGATACGTGGAACTTTTATATTAACATTCTCTGCATTACGTGCAGCGTTAGACCTAAAGTAATACAAAGACTTTAGTTTGTTTGCACCATACCAATGAACATCATTAACATACTGCATATACTCATCATGCACTTCTTGTGGCTCTGTAGCTTTAGGAAGTGTGAAGAATAAATTAACGGATTGTGATTGACATATAAAGTCTTGTCTCTTATAGGCATGTTCAACAATCCATATCTGATTTATTTCATTAGCAGTTTTAAATACTTCTTTCTCATCATCAGTAAGAATATCTAGATGCTGAACAGAGCCATCCATACCTGCAATGTCTTTCCAAAGCTTGGTAAGCTCGTCAGCTTTTAAACCTTTAGATTTAAGAAGCTTTTCTAAGTATCTATTCTTGACTTGGAATGACCCTGAAAGAGTCTTGTGCGTATAAACGTTAGCACGGTATGGCTCAATCGAAGGAGATGTGCCACCGCAAATGATACTACTAGAAGCGTTAGGAGCCACAGCCAAAAGGTGAGCATTGCGAAGACCAGTACCACTAATGTCAGGAGCCTCACCACGTTCTTCAGCGAGTCTACGAGAAGCTGATATGGCTCTGTCTTTAATATGTGAAAAAGCTTGGTGGTTGAATCCCGTAGCGAAGATACCTTCAAAAGGGATATTATGTTTCTGTAGATAGGCGTGGAATCCCATTGCTCCGAGACCCACCGACCTTTCTCGGTAAGCAGAGTAAGCAGCTTTTGTAAAGCCTTCTTTACCTTCTTTGATATGCTTGATAAATCTTTTGAAGTTTGCATTGTATTCTCCTAGCTGTGTGGTATCAATGGCATTATCAATAAAGTGTTCTAGCACATTGTCCAACATGGTTATTAAATCATCTATAAACTGTTCGTTCTTTGACCACTTGTCAAAGTGTTCTAAGTTTACACTTGACAAACAACACACTGCTGTTCTCTCTTCATTCGTAGGTAGTGTAATCTCAGAACATAAATTACTTTGTTTAATTTCTAATCCTAAGTCTTTTTGTTTTTGTGGTAAAGCTTTGTTACAAATATCAAGATTAACAATATAAGGCTCTCCAGTCTCTGCTCTTGCTTGAATAATTTGAAACCATAAATCTCTAGCATTGATAACTTTAACAGCGGTATTAGATTTAGGGTCAACCAATCTCCAGTCTGCATCGTCTTTTACAGCTTTTAAAAATTCATTGTTAATGTTTACAGCGTTATGAAGATTAAGATTCTTTCTATGAATATCCCCACCGGATTCTTTTCGCATGTTAATAAACTCTTCTATCTCCGGATGCCATACATCCATGTAAGCTGCATAAGAACCACGTCTTGTTGTGCCTTGATTAAAGGCAATCATCTGAGAATCTACAACGTGCATAAAGGGGATAGAGCCAGTAGATTTACTACCGTGAGTAGTAGATACACCGTTACTACGAACATCTCCCCAGTACCCACCAATACCTCCACCTGAACTTGCCAACCATATATTCTCATCATAGTGAGCAGATAAGCCATGACGACTGTCAGGTACATAATTAAGAAAGCAGCTGATAGGAAGCCCACGACTGGTGCCTCCGTTACTAAGAATAGGAGTGCTGAACATAAACCAACAATTGGAGCTATACTCATAAAGTCTCTGAGCAAGTTTAAAATCAGTGAGTCCTTTGTAGGTTGCTCCGAAGATGGAGGCTCTTGCGAATGCTTCTTGGGCATGGGTTTCTCCTTTGTCAAAATATCTATCTTTCAATGTGTCAAGACTAAACTTGTCCAGTTGTTTTTCTTTATCGTAATTAATTTTAATTCCTAAATATTCTTTAGGTCCTACTTTGTCTTCCATTAATTGTTCTCCGTGTCGTGAACGTAAAGCATGATTATAGCATAGTGTAATATTTTCATCAAGTCTTTTCTGTTCTTTCCTTCTTTGTTTCCATAACGTTTAGCATACTTCATAATGTTTCCAACGCAGAATCCTTCTCCATGACCGGAGTCAATGATAACATCTGTTGCTTGGTATTTATCTGATGCATAGTGTTGGCTATAAGTTTCATCAATATATTGTTGTATCTCTTTGATTAACTTATCTTCATCAAATTTATAATTAATTTTGTTTACCACTCTTCCATTCCTCCGGTAATGTTTCTTCACTGAACCATCTGAAACCATTTGTCTCAGCCCATTCAGCATGTGTTCTTTTTGTTTTATCTTGTCTTACTTTAGCACCCGGCATAGGCGAGTAAGGTTTTTGAAAAACAAACACTAACTCATAGTTGTCAGGTAATGCGTTTCTAATATGTATGTACTTACTATACTCTGCATAATCCCAAAACCTACCTTTGGCTTCTAGTAAAATAATTTTATCGTTAAACTCTTTTACAAAGTCTGCTTCGTATTTATGTTTAACAACATACTCAATCGTATCCCAATGATGTTTCCAATCTTTAAGAAAGTCTTGATGTAAATTATATTCCCAAACACTGTCGTAACCTTTCGGAGCTTTTAAATCTTTGGGTCTAACCTTGCGTGGTATTCGTTTAGGCATTATACTTTAAAATCAGGATTCTTTTTTACCTGTTTGTAAAACCATCTTAAACTATAGGCACTTAACAAAAATTTATTATTAGCGAATACATGAGTTTGTTCAGGTAAAAATTCATGTAGATTATTTTTATTAATCTTAGAAGTATCTTCACCATCAGGAACCATAGTCCTTAACCAATCTATTAAACGTTGTTCGCCTATTCTTCTTAGCTTCTTAGCTTTTTGTCCATTCATCTGTAACCTCTATAACTTTAGGAACGTTTGGTGTTTGTGTAAAATATCTTAAACCATCTGAGTATTTAAATACTCGTAAACCTTGACCATCGTTTGAATCTTTGTGGCATTCAAACTTGTGTCTACAATAAGTACATTCACGTGGTAACTTCATGTTACCTGCTTTACCTTCGGGTATAGGATTGTAACAAAGTTCAGGTGGTGTGTCAAGCTTTACAAGCTTTTTAATTTCAGTAATTCTTTTCTTAATATTTGGTTTATCAAACTCGTCAGGTCTGTAAAGTGTTAGTTCACCTGACTCTTTATTAAGTGCTAAAAATCCACCGTTGTTTGTGCCCTCTGCTGCTTCGTATCCTGCTAACTGAGCAAGATAACCAAACGTATCTTGTTCTGCAAGTGTGCCATCTTTAAACTTCTTGAAAGCATAGCTCGATGCAGTTTTAATATCAACAACTTCGCCATCAATCACACAGTCCATGTGACCCTTGATGCCATTAACTGTTACTTCTTTCTGTTCGTTAGTTACTGAATGACCGGACAGTCTTATCAGAAACAAAACAATCTCCTCAAGCAAATGCCCGTAGAGAAATTTTATAAAGACATGAGCAGGTATGTTCTCTGCTTGAGTATCCTCTGCTCTTGTATCAAACCACAGTTGACGTGACTTCCTACCGATGTTAGACATACGTAGTTTTTCGTTACCACGTGGTTCGGGATGTGACCAATTATAAAGAATCTCTTTCATGGATTCTCCAAACTGTTCAATGGTATCTTTGTCTAGATCAATGTGTTCACCTTTACCAAGTACACCAATCTTATTATATATATCTTGGACTAAAGTGTCAAGTGTTTTTGTTTTTTTCTTCATGCTTTTTTAAATATCCTATTGCTCTTTCTAGATTACTGATATCATCTTTTAAAAAGCCAATGGCTCTATTACATAAATGACACAACCATCCTCTAAATTTATCAGTATCGTGATCGTGATCTAGACACCAAATGCCTCCATTTTTACCTCCTTTTAGTCCTAAATTTTTTTCTGTTCCTAAACAGATAGGACATTTATAATTTTTAGGAGGTGAACCATGTATTGATTTTAATTTAACTCTAACTTTATTTAATTGTTTATCACAATCTTTGCAGTTTGCTCTACGAAATTTTTGTTCAGCACTTTGCCAAGGAAAGTGTTCTAAAGGCTTAACAATTTTACATTTAGGGCATCTTTTATTTTTTTTATCTTCAACAGTAGATGTTAAAATTTTAAAAAAAGAAAGTTGTTTAGTGTGTTTCACTCCAGTTCCTCCCTATCTTAAACTCTCCATCAAGCGGACATCTAAGATTAAAATGATTACCTGCATCAATAATACTTTGTACTGCAAGAGTACCTACCTTATTTGCTCTGCATTCTGATACTTCTATCTGCCATTCATCATGGATGTTGGCGACAAACTTAAAAGGCGTCATGCTAAGTTCTAAACGGTTAGCAAGTATGACTAAAGCTTTCTTCATAACGATAGCACCGGCACCTTGAAGCAAGGTATTCAAAGCAGCATGATTGTTTCTTATGTAAAGCTTTCTACCATCTAAACCTTTAAGGAATTTTTTATTTGCTGCTCTTTGAACCCTGTCTCTAAGAGATTTAAATGTAGGTTTACTATCGAAGAAATGTTCTCTAGCTCTCCTGCCATCTTTCGTATTTCCTCCAACCACTTTGCCAAGTTTTTCATCTCCTGCTCCGTACATGAGGGCATAGATGAATGTCTTCGCCTGATTTCTTGATTCAAGTTGTGCAGCTCTTTGATTAGCTGTGTGTATATCTCCATCCAATATCTCCTTTGTAAATTCTTCATCATCCATATAGTGTGCTAACATTCTAATCTCTAGACCACTAGCATCTACACCTATTAAAACATTGCCTTCATCAACAGTCCAACAAGCACGACACTCTTTACCATATGGATTACTTACCGATGGAACCTGTGCCATGTTAGGATTTCTGTGTGTCATTCTTCCAGTGATGGTACCGTTAGGAATAACAAATCCATGTACACGTCCATCATCTTGTAATGCTTCAACCCATGAAGTAACTTGAGCAATACGTTTTTGTAACATGAGAAAGTCAGCTATCAGTTTAGCCTCATGAATATGAGTTATCTCTGATAAAGTTTTTTCATCAACAATAGGTTGTCCGGTTGGTGTAAATCTATCAGGTTTCCAACCGAAGTCTGTTAAGTATTCTCCAATCTGTTTACGACTACCAAGATTAAACTCTTCTAATTTTTGTCTCATAAAAGGTTTAAAGTTCTTAGTAGATAAACATCTATCGTACTCTTCATCAGTCAATCCACGTTTTGAAAGCATTCCATCTTTCCTAATGAAAGGTGTAATTAATTTATCATCAACCCATCTAGGTTTAAAGGTTCTATGTACTTCGTCTTCAATAGATGTCATCTTTTCACGGAGTTCAGCAAGTAAAAGTTCTGCTGACATAGAATCAAACTTAAAGCCATTACTTTCTTGTTGTTTAATAATCTTAGCAACATCATGTTCAAGCTTAATACATTCTTTTGAAAATCCTACTGACTCCTTGCGGAGTTCGTGAAACACAAGTGTATTAAGTTGCACGTCTCGGACACAGTACTCAAGCATCTGAGGCGAGTACTCTGTGTACTCCTCAAACTCAATCTTTTTATAGTTAAGTTTGTATCCCCAGTTCTCAAGACTGTGTCCACCTTCACGTGTTGGATTAAACAATCGTGATAGAACAAGCGTATCAATAACATCTTTCTTTGATAAATCAACTCCACCAAACTTCTGCACTATAGGTATATCAAAACCTACAATGTTATGTCCAATGAGTCGATCTGCTGTAGTTATAAACTGGTATCCCTCTTCTAATTTGTTTGGAGGGAACTTAAATATCTCACCAGTATCAGGATTCTGTGCAACTATGCACCAGATCTTTGTAGCATTGAGATCATCTGTCTCAATATCAAATACTAAATCCATTAAAATGCTTCTCCTGCGTTATCATCAATTGTTATATCGGCATCAGACAGTTCGTGAAGTCTGCCTGTCTCTTGGTCGTATTTAACACGACATGCCATACCAACATCTCCTGTGTATCGTGATTTCAATACACGCATTCTTGTTGTTCTTGCTTCTTCAATATCTTCTGATTGCTGATTTCTTTCAAGTGCAATAACACAATCAGACAACTGAGCAATACTGTTTGAACCACGTAGGTGAGAAAGACTTACCTCAATACCATTCTCGTGTCCTTTGTTTCCATCAACACGTCTCAAGTGAGATACTAAAATAATTCCTGCTCCTGTTTCTTCAACGATACTACGAAGCCTTGTCATGATATTGTCAATGGCTCGTCTCTCATCACCTTCGCTAACTGCGGAGACTAACATGTGTAAGTGATCAACTACCACCCACTTGCAATCGCAACCGATAATCATAAAGCGTAGCTTACTAAAGATATCATCAATGTCGTTGGTGCCAAAGTGTGAATGAATCCATACTCTGTTTTTATTATCACCATCGTATAAGATATCAAAGAACTTATCCAACTGTTCGGTTGAAAAGTTTTCTCTGATATGATCAATGTATAATCTAGCATTAGCTTCAATCGAAAGAATACCGTCAACAGTTCTTCTCCAATCTTCTTCAAGTGCAATGATGCCTACGTTATCTTTGGTTTCTTTAATCAGCCAGTGTTCTAATTCTCTAGTCACACTAGACTTACCAAGCCCTGTACCACCTGTCAATGTGACCAACTCACCTTGTCTCATGCCATAGAGTTTCTTGTTCAATCCCTCGTAAGGATACGGAACAGATTCTTTTTTCTCTCGGTCATGGAACTTAGCACGTTGCTCCGTGATGTTGATAACACCGGAAGGTGTGTAGACTTTTGCAGCCCACCAAGCTTCAACAAACTCTTTATGCTTGTTGCTCTTGAGCATATCGTTAGCATCTTTCCAACCGTTAGGAAACGAAAGTATCTTT